CAATCGCTGCATTTAATAATACCAAAACATCCGGTATTGAAGCATCTATCTCGTCAAGAAAGAACACACATTCTTCATCTGTTGTACAAGCTTTATAAAATTCTGTATCGTGATAATCACCACCCGCATCTATAAAACCTGTAAGCTTATATTCTTGTTGAATACTATTGCTGAAGTAAAACTCCCAACCAAGCTCTTTAGCTATCTGCTCTACTGTGTGGTTCTTACCTGAACCTGCTGGACCAGCTAAATAAACCGGTATTCCCAGCTCTATACAAGTCATTATCTGACTATACTTAGGATGTCTGATTTTACCTTTTGGTATTTCAACCTTAGGTGGTTCAGGTTCTGGTGTTTCGATTTCTTCCGGTACATCACCTTGCTCGACTTCAAAGTCTTTAGGTAACTCTACTTCCGGCATCTTCAAACCTTTATCCTCAACTTCTTTTCTTATCTTACCAGACAAACCCTCTGTAGACTTTCTGTATTTTCCTTTTGTGTCATATTCTCGGGTTATGCTTAGCAGATTATAGTCACTATCAAAAGTAACTCTACAACCAGATATGATAACAAATCCATTACCATTACTATCCCATCCAGCTTTTCGTCTGTAAGGATAACTCTTTTCTGGGTAGTTATCAAACTGTATCATCAAATCTGCAAATCCAGGTTTTATACCTCTACCGATACTCAACACTTTTATATTAACTGGTTGATTTGCACTCATACTTATTATCCTCTCTATCAACTATTCACTGAATACTTGGATGAATGATTTTTCCCTCATTTCATCTTACCTATTCATTATATCATAGAAAATTCAATACGTCAATAGAAAGTTTCAATATTTTTCAAAATATTTTTAGAGATTTTCTAAGTCCTCTAACGTATTTATTTTCTCAATGTCTTTATTTATGAATTGAGGAAGTAAAATATCATCAGGCCATATTGCTCTGAGTACAGATGGTTCTTGAGGTCTACCATACCCATCCTTAAATTGATATGATACAGGTGGATGTACTTCAATAAATCTGAAATATAATCTACGAAGCATTGATGGATGAACCAAAGGAAAACTCAACTTACTTATATTGAGTTTCTCATTTGCCGACTTCAATCGTATCTTTATAAAATACTTTTCATTCGTCGGCATTGACCAACCTCTTACACCTGATACACCAACAACCAAATTTAGATTTACTCTGTAGTTCTGACTCTCAAGTTTTTGTATTATTCTAAATGCTTTTATACTTTCCTCAACTATCTGTTCTGTTTTTACTCGTGATGAATAATCAAGCGATTTATTCAATGTCACAACTTTTTGTTTCATAGGTACCATTTTCTTTGTTATCATATTATTTGGTATACCCATTAAATATAATGGAACGATTGGATGATACCCCTGTACAGATTGAACATTTCTATATGTCATTGTTGGTTCAAATTTACCCTCAGCTTTAAGCCTATTACTTAACCTCTCGGACATCTCTGACCAACCATTCTTAAAAAGTTCAACTGCTTCTTCAAATGATTTTGTACCACAGAAACTTTCACGAGCTGTTACACTTGATAGACTCTCAAATTTGAATGTGTCATTCAATGGTGTATTTGTTATATACTTGTAGAAATCTTCAAGTGAACTAAATTCGATTTTCTGCATCTGTCCTTGTACTTCGATATTCATAATCGCTACCTCTCAATCTGATACCATTATATCATAGAATTTTTGGTACGTCAATATCGAGTATAAAAATTTATCTCGTAAATTTGAAGAAAGGTTCCGGATGTGTTTCTTTCCATTCCCTCTCTGCTTTCTTCTCTTTTTCAAGTTTGACTTTCTGTTCAATATATTCCTCACAATATTGGTGACAACCAGTATGACGTTTAGGAGGAACACATCCTTTACAACAAGTAATTCCAGACATTATCTTTCAACCTCCAATTTATCTCTATCTCCTACAAAATAGTACATACTAATAGCTGAACTATCAGAAGCATCATTGTTGTACATATACTTTTTGCCGTTCTTCTGAAATATACCCTTTTTCTTTCTTGTACCGGTCATATCAATCAGTATTGAACTTCTAAAGCCCTTATCTATGCACCATTTTACAGTTGGCCATTTTTCATCTGGAACACCAAACTTATTTTTCTGTGGTTTACTCGTACCGACAACCTGTGCTTTCCAGCATCTCGTGTCTACACTATAAGTATCTATACCAAACGTAGACATTACATCCACTATTACACTATTAAGAGCACCTATACTTTTGATATAGTCTATGTTAATAAAACCTTGTGACCTAAGTCTTATGCGTTCTATTACACAAACTATTTCAGTACCTTTCGGCTTTATCTGATAAACCATATTTGCTAAGTACTCTCGTAAATGTTTTCTTCTCTCGGAATTGTTTTTATATTTATCAAGGTGAATACTTCTTACCAATAGTAGTTTACCATCAGCAGAAATACTCACCCCTGTATTCTGATAGGATTGGTCTATACCTATGCTGATGGTTTTGTATTTAGTTTTCACTTTCTTACTACACATCCTTTCATCACAGTCAAGACAATCCATATAAATAGCTCTTCCAAATATTGGACATGGTCTACTCATAAATAGTTCCTTAACCTATTCGGCAACTATAATATCGTCGAACACGACAGGAATAAGAGTTTTCAATTCTTCAAGCAGTGGTCTTGTTATCTCTTCCATCTGAGGATGAGCAGGACCTGTAGCTCTTGCAGCTCTTAACTTAAAGAAATGACGCCATTCTCTGTAATTTGTACTCATTACAACTTCTGTCTTTATACTATTTGGAAGAATTGACCTTGCCTCCTGAGCTGTTCTACCTGAGTTTAACATCATCATATAATCTGACTCTGCTACTCTCATAGCATGCTCCCACACTCTATACTCATTTGTATCTTCATCCAGGAATAGTGGTTTAATAAATGTGAGTTCATTACCAAACTTATCCTGTGAATAATTACAATATCGAGTACTCTCCTGAGCAAAACTTGCTAATCTGTGTCTTACCAATTCATGGCTTACACCTCTATCACAAATAAACCTGATAGACAAGAAACTATGTTCAAGCATTGCCTCGTGGTTTCTCTTTATCAAACCGGCTACAAACTTCTTAGCACTTTCATCTGTGATTTTATCCTCTGACTTATAACAGGTTCTTCCTGCCTTTTCTATAAGCTGAAGTTCATCACCCCTGATAGGAGTAAGTATTTCATATCCTGCATTTATTGTTTTCATACCTTACCTCCCTGTACTTCCATATCCTGAGTTGCCTCTTTCATACACCCAATCATCAATCGAAACAACCTCAATCAAATCAGGTGTACTTATCGGTAAGAAAACAATCTGTACACATTTATCGCCTTCAGCAAATACATAATCTTCATCACTGAAATTATATAATCTGCATTTGATAGGTCCTGTGAAACCAGAGTCAATTACACCTCCACCACAGAATACCTGTTTATTAACATTCAAACCTGATTTACTTTCAAGCTTACCAAACCAGCCTTCAGGTATTCTGAAATGAACACCAGTATCAATTACAGTACTACCGTGAGCAGGAATTATGATACTTTCTTTTGTTCTCAAATCTAAACCTGCATCCAAAGAATGTCCCCTGACCGGCATATTAGCACCATCATCAAGGAACATCTCAATCTTCTTTATTCTTTTTACCTTTGACATTAAACTTCTCCTTTAACCAATTTATGATTTTACTTTGTTTCTGAAGTCTATGTAAAGCCTTCATTGTATCTCTATGACACATCGTCTCCAATTCTAATACCTCCACCATTGATATTCCAGCAAGCATTCCTTAATGCACACTGTTCACATCGTTTACAATCGGGAGATTTAGCATCGGTTGGTCTTTTAACCATTTTATGCCGCGTCATTACTTTCTTATATCCATACTTGATTTGTTCAGCTCTATCTATAAATGGAGCTACAATACCAGGGTCATAATCATAAACTTCGATTTTTATATCCTGAGTATTTTTATCCTCTGATAAAACAAATCCTTTATGGATGCCTGTAAGATACATATACCACTGAAGCTGTTTCCATGCGCTTGGATGTTTTGTCATTTTCTGAAACTGATATGTATTGACTGACTTTAATTCGCCAACCATCATACCATCATAGAACTCAGGAATACAACAAATAATATCGGGTGTAAAACTGATACGATATTTTTTATTGAACTGAGTTACATCCAAATCATCAGCTGATGCATAACCTCCACGAATTAACAACCTCTGCCATTTCTCATGTATAGCATTCCCTTCTTCAAAAATTCTTTTCAGACCTACCGGAAGTTGTTCACCCTGTAACTGTCTATACATCAGTGAGAGAACTTGCTGTCTTAAACAAAATTCTTTATCCCCTTTAATCAAAGCCGAAGCATGTAAACCAACTCTTTCCTGTGTCTCAGCACCTCTGGTCATTACCATCTTTACAAACTTTGCTTCTTCTTTGACATTCTTTTCAAGGAAAAACAACTTGTTTAATATTCCCTCAAGTTCTGTAGCCTCACTTGATTGTATCTTTGTTCTATTTCCGGTAGCTTCCTTTTTAATATCATCAAGAAGCTTACCCATTTTACTTGTCCTTTCTTTACAAATGTATGTAATACGTTTTTGATAAATCAACCTGCTCATCAAGTGATAACACATAGTCAATATTTGCTTTCTCATACCAACCTAAATCTTTAGGATTGTCGGTATAAGTTTCAACATACTTGTAATATGTCTTTTCTACATCAACCTCTGTATCTTCACTCAATGTATATTCACCATCAATGAGTTCATACCAACTCTGTTCAACCGGTGAACCTGTAGGATTTTCAACCTCTTCGTATGTAACCTGAACATTATATTCATCAGGATTGATTGCCGAGTACTGTTTATCCTGTACAAATTCATATTCCATACGAGCTGTCTTATCTCTGAGTTCATTCCTACAATCAAGACATATATCAACTTCCTGCTGGTAGAACTTATCAATACCGTTGATAACATCCTTACCAAAGAAGATTGTCATTTTTCTTGTAGGGTTATTTGGTGTAGATGTCTTTCCACATACATCACATTTTTTTATCGTAGCCAACTTTATCATCACCTCCAAACTTATATACCAGTGATTTGACATTTATGAGTTTCTGCAACTCTAAAAGTTGTTCATCATCATTACACATATCCATCAACATCCTGGCCTTATTAACATACCATTGTGCTTTCTCAAGGTCCTCTTTACCATTCTTATTCTGATACCTCCAAACATATTTGAAAGCATTACACTTACAGAAATCATGTACAGCCTGCTTACCAAAAGCAACTATCATAGCCTCTATGCACTCTATTGATGTAGCACCCTCATAATGTTTAGGATGATTTACATTATCACTCATTTCTTTTTCCTCTTCCTTGTCTTACCATACAATGACTTTTTCTTTTCTGACGTCCAATCATAATTTGACTCTGTCACCGGATAAAGTTCATTGTAAAATAACACTTGCCTAAGATACCCCATATCATTTGCTAAGTCTACTTCTGATAAATACCATTGTACCCATTCATCATACTCCATATCAAATTCTCTTTCGAGCATCTGTTGTATGTGAGTATCTACAGGAAAACTATTCATCATATGTAAACCATATAAACAAATTGATTGAGCTACCTTAGGACCTATACCCTTAAACTCTGTAAGATATTCAACAGCATCATCATACTCCATTGTCTTAAGTAGTTCTAAATCTAACCAACCATCAACAATGTCTTGACAGATACCTGTGATAATATCTATTTTATACCCAATATCCTGAGTTGTCAACTGTGACTTTTTCTTCAAGATTTGTTCAGGAGTAGGAAACTCATACCAGACAACTTCTCCTCGCATACTCTGTTTGTGTTTCTTTCCACACTTTTCAGCGATACCATTCATCATCTGTCTTGTTCTCTCTATACTTGTAGCTGTCTCTAAACAACTTGCAATTATTATCTCAAACAAATCTTGTTTTACAATGTGTAACCCTGAACAACGATTACAACTTACTTTGAAGTGTTCTCCCAATTTACGATACTTAAAATGTAAACTATCATAAGGAGTATCAAGGTCAAAATAATTATACCATATATTGTAGAAGTCCTCTTCACTACACGAGAAAGATACTGTATCTCTTCGTTGTTCTACCTTTATTGCTTTATCCCTGAATGGAATTATGTACTTACCATCATCTATTCTCTGCCAAGTAAATACCTGACCTGATTTATAAATGTGGTCAAGATTGAAATATGGTATATTCATTATAAACATTTTATACCACCCCTTGTCACTATTTTCTTGATACCAGAGTTCTGTATCATCCTCATACATATAGGACAAGGACTTACATTTTCTGTTATCTCGTTGAACCCAAACACATCTTCCTGTAACCTACCAGACTTTTCTTTATCGAGTCCATATTCTTCACCGACCAGATATAATGTACCGCCAATCATATCTCTTCGTGAAGCTGATAATAAAGCATTCTGTTCAGCATGAACACTATGACAATCTGAATAATCACCGGAGTTATGTGGTTTATCTAATCTCTGACACTGAAGTCTCTGACAACAATTAAACATACCTCTTGGGTTACCATTATAACCGGTAGCAATTATCTCGTCATTGTTTACTATAACAGCACCATAATGTCTTTTCAAACATGTAGACCTTTTAGAAACCGCTATAGCAATATCAAGATAGTACGTATCTTTTGATGGCCTCAAATCTGTATATACAGGTGCCTCACCAGACTCTTTTATCTTTTTCATTATGTCCTCTGTTTCACCAGGATATGAGTCGATTGCTTTACCTGACAGACTTCTATCAACCATACCGAGATAGCCTTCTTTTACAATCTCACTCATAACAGCCTCCTTAACAAACCTAACATCATCAAGTCAACTGCCAAATCCTGTACAGACTCAGGAGCATTTTCTTTTGCTTCTTCTTTATGTGCTTCAGCCCAAGATACCTGTACCAGAGCAAATAATTTGCCACTTATATCTTTATCTTTCTGTGCTTTATGAAGCCAGTCATACAGCTGTTCCTCTGTTACATCTTTTAATGTATCGACAATCTTGTCTCTCATTGAGTAAAAATACTTCTCAATCAATTCATCATAGGACTTCTTTGCCTGCTCAACCTTATTAGTATATTCAGCCTCACAACCTACAATCTTATTTTTAAGTTCCTGATATTCCATCTTTAGTATCTCCTTTCGATGTATAATTACGTTCTAACAACTGACATTGATATAAACCTTTACAAGTACCGTGGAGTATTTGACATTGAGGAGACTGGTAATTGTGATACCAGCAACCAATGACATCTTCATCCCAACCGGTTGTCTTATGTATTTTATCAATTACCAGCTCAGCTACTTCAAGCTCTTCCTCAATCTTCGTCATACTCCTCGTCCTCATCATCCACGTCTATATTCTGAACTCGCTTACCAAACTGTTCCGCTCTCTGACGAAGTATCTCTTTACGAATATCTTTTACATCATCAAAAGATACAAACCCTCTATCAAAGAAACAAGGTATCTCACATTCTCCCATAGGATTACATACCTTTGACTTCACTACTTTACACTTCATAATAAAGCCAACCTTTTCATTGGTTGCTGAGTTCTTTGGATTTTTGTTTGGTATCTCAATCCAAGCTCTTCTTGCTACCTGAATACGAAGACTTGCTGAATGCTTCAGTTTTCTACCACCAGGTGTATCTGTCTTTTCACCAAACATCATAGCACCAATTTTATCTCGTACCTGATTTATGAATATTACAGACGTACCTGTAACTTCGATAATTTCTTCGACAGTTGGTAGATACTTATTAAGCAATCGAGCTGTTCCTCCAATTCTTTGTTCTTCGATGCTATCTTTATCGCTTGATTTAAGTACCTTTTCTGCATCTTCTTTAGGAACCAAACTTGGAACGCTGTCAATACCGATAATAGGTATACCGGCTTTAGCAAACTGTATGCTTTTATTGAATGCATCCTCTCCGTATCTCGCTCTATAAACCAAAAGTTGTTTCGGTCTGTTCCCAAATACCTTAGCTCTCTCTGCATCAAATGTTCCCTCCACCGGTATGTCTAATGCTAAACTATGCATACTCATTAAATGATATAATAATGTTGTTTTACCAGAGGACTCAGGACCAAATATCTCAACTGTCCTACCCTCAGGAATACCACCACCAATTATAGCATCTAAATCTTCGATACCGGTACTCCAGCGATTGATTTTCAGATTGGCATGTTTTGAACCAATCGAATATATTGTACCCTCGCCTTCTTTCTTGTTAATCTGATTACAGAGTTGTATAATTTTCTGTTTATCTGTTGTTGCCACTTACTCTACCTCCACATATTCCATAATGATAGATAAAGCTTCATCATAGGAACCTGAGCTCATAACCCTTTCTGACATTTCAGTGGCTTTGTCATTCTGGCCTGCTCTCTTCAAGCTCCTCGAAGCAATACCAATTAGATTGAAGACGTTACCGTCAGCTCCAATCAACTTTGCTTTTGGTTTCTTTACCTCTACATTAGTCATAATGTACTCCTTTCTATCAGCCTCTGCTGATTTTTAATTATAATTTATTATATCATATTCAAAAGACTTTGTCAATAGAAAGTAAAAATATTTTTGAGATTATTTATTCATTGCTCTACCATATAAAGCTGAATTATATTTCTTTGTACGCTCTATATATTTGTTTTTCTTAAACTCAAGAGCACCATTCTCAATCAATAATTCTTTTACTTTCTTATTTACCTTACGACCTTCAACCCTATCAAGGAAATCATCTAAACTCCTATATGGACCATTAACTTTTCTTTCATCAAGGATTGCTTTAGCTGCTACCTCACCTACACCTTTTATAGCAGACAGACCTTGCTGAATAGCAAATTCACCATCTACTTTTCTCAGTGAACTTTTTGCCTTACTATAATTAACATGAGGTAAGAATACCACAGCTCCATCTTTAACTGCGTTCTCACAATACTTATAAAAGTCATTATCATTCTTTGCATACTTAATCTTTGCATACCAGAATACCTCAGGAAAATATACCTTGTAGTACATCTGTTCTGCCGATATAAGTGTGTAACCAACTGAATGACCTTCATTGAAAGAATAGTCATAAAACTTTCTGAATATATCTTTAGCCTGGTCTGCAGGTACACCTAACTTCTTTGCTCCTTTAACAAAGGCTGCTTCAAACTTAGGATATTCCTGTTCAAAATACCAGTTAAACTTAGGAACACCAATCTTCATCTTTGTTATAGCATGTGCTTCATCCCAAGTCATACCTGCTATCTCAACAGCCATTCTCATTAACTGCTCCTGATAAATAATTGTACCATACGTCTTTTGTAAGTACTTATCAAATGCAGCTATTCTTGTTCCCTCTTCACCTAATTCGTATGCCTCTTTATTAGCAGCATATACTTCAGGCATCTTCTGTTTCAAAGGACCAGGTCTATTCATAGCCGTTGCAGCAACTACATCATTGAAACAGTTTGTATGAATATTCAAAATCAACTGTTGTACAGAAGCTTTATCCAACTGGAATACACCATTACAGTTACCCTCTGAAAAACCTTTAATAACTGCAGGGTCCTCAATCATTGAAATATCAAAGCCTGGAGTTTTTGTAGCTTTTCTACAGTCATTTATCTCTGACATAGTTGTAAGACCAAGAATATCAAACTTGATAACTCCAATATCCTCAATATCTACAAGGTCATAGTTTGTAAACTGCTTACCTGTCTTACTGTCAATTCTGATAGCTGTATAATCAAGTATATCTCCACCTGTAATAGCTACACCAGCTGCATGAGTACCAATGAACCTTACCTTTTCATACAACATAAGGAAATGGTCCATTATACTATCATAAGCTTCATTGTACTGCTCAAATCTTTTATCTGCCTTGAGTTTATCCTCAAGTAAGAAGCCTTCATCAATATACTCATTGATGTACTTCTTAATCTCTGCTATTATCTGCTTATTGATTTTGGCTTCACTTTCATCTACAGATTTATCGTGAGGTAAGCCACAAACCTTTGCTAAATCATTTACCAGATTGTCTACACGATATAAACCATACGAACAAATCTGAGCTGAATGTCCTTGATATTTCTGAAGCAGATACTCAATTACCTCACCTCTACGACTTGTTTCAAAGTCAAGGTCAATATCAGGCATCTTCTTTCGTTCTTTCATCAAGAACCTACGAAACTCCAAATCAAAATAGATACTATCTACTTCTGTGATTTTAAGAGCATAACATACAATACTATTACAAGCAGAACCACGACCTGGACCTACTGCAATTCCCTGGTCTTTTGCCCAGTTAACATAGTCCTCAACCATAAGGAAATAATCTTCAAAGTGATGGAACTTAATTACATCTAATTCCTCTTTCGCTCTGTCGATATACTTCTTGTTATATTTTCCTCTGGCTTTAAGTCCTTTCTTAACATGGTCAATAAGTACCTGTAGCGAATTATCATAAAGAGCCGGTAGTTTTTCCTCTAACTGGTCAAGATAATTAAGCTCACACTTTTCTTCTATCTCGTCCAAATTAGCATACATTTCATCTGCCAACTCTTTACATTCAGATACACCAAAATCTGATTTATGCATCTTAATAAATCTCTTTCGCAAATCCTCAGGTTTTGGCATATATCTATCTTTGTATGTTTCCTCTATATCATCAAGATTATGTCCTGCAATCTCATGCATCTTTAAGTATGTAGGCCAATCCTCTTTTCTACCTCTATGACTATCAGAGGTAAGTATCATTTTGATACCGAGCTTTTGTGCCATCTTTATACTTTCAACATTTACTTTTTCTTGCAAACCTTTTTCAGAAACTTTATATGGTTGAATTTCAACATAGAAATCATCACCAAATATTTCCTGCATTTTCAATAAATACTTTTCTGCCTGTTCGTATTTGTCATTCTTAATACACTGAGCCAAATAACCGGCTACACATGCTGATGTACAAATCAATCCTTTGTGATATTTCTTTAATATTGAAAAATCCCAAATTGGGTTGTAGTATTTTTGTTTCTCGCCTTCATACTGAATAGCATTCATATTATGATAGCCTTCCAAATTCTTTGCTATCAATATCAAATGGTAACCACGAGTTTTCTCTTTCCACTTAGGTAAGAAATATCCCTCTACACCTAATATAGCTTTGATACCCTCTGACTTACAAGCTTTATATGTCTGTACCAAACCATTTGTATTACCGTGATTTGTTGTACATAAACTTTCATACCCAAGCTCTTTAGCCAAAGCTGCTAATTCAGCAGGTTTACCAAAACCATCGAAAGTAGAATACTCGTCATGTCGGTGCAGGTCGAACATAACTTATTCCTCTCTTTCTGGTACCCTTCTTTTAGGAGCTCGTGCCGGTATTGGTTCTTCTGTTTCCTCTTCTTCATTTTCCTCAGGTTCTTCTGCTTTCACGTTCTCACCCATATAAAGTGACCTTTTACGTTCTTGAGCAATAACCTGACATCCACACTGTGGACAATCAAATGCATCAAACAAACCAGTTTCATCGTTGCTCTGAAACATTGATACAACACCTGTCTTACCATCTGTACGAGCAACATAATGTTCTTTCTTCTCTGGTACAAACTCACAGTCACAGATTTTACATTTTAATTTCTTCATAGCAATCATCCTTTCAACAACTTAGCAAACTCAGATTGTACATATTCCTGGTCTACTATCCTTTGATACGATTTACAAGACTTAATATCTTCGATACAATCTTTGTCTCTCTCCCACTCTGTTATTCTAACATGTAGGTAATGTTCAATCGGTAACTTTCTACAGTCACGTTTCTCCAATATCAAATCTCTAAAATTGATTTTATCATAAATATCTTGGAACGTCAATATAAGGTCGTCAAAATTATTCTCTGGAAGTACTATAGGAACACAATCACAAATCACAGCTTCCATAAACCTCATCATATTAAAACAACTTGTATCATACGGTGGATTTACTACTGTATACTTTGAAAGCTTTAATTCATATAAATACTTACTTTGATTAACCTTAATCTCTCGTCTATTTTCATCATTGTTGTAATAATCAAAATAGCCTGTTTGTGGATTTGCTCTTACAAAGCCTACCCTTCTTCTACCAAAGAATTTATACAAGTTGTCGTGATACCTACTTATGAGTTCCTGTTTCTCTGAATTAAAAGCAGAACCTATAAAGTATAAATCCTGAGCTTTATCAATATCCTGTATAAAAGTATTTGCCATAGCCCATTCATACATAGGAAAATATTTCATATCTCCATGATTTGCTATGTATCGTCTTTCATACGACTTAAACTTCCATACATCAGAGAAATCTACCTCTTGAGTATCTATACAAAACTGAATAACATTTTTATCTCTACAGGCTTTAACAAAAACCAATCGTTCAATTAACCGCTTCATTAAGTCCTGTGACATCTGATATTCATTGTCTTTTGTAAACCCTCTGTCTATCTCTTTCAAAAACTTTTTGTCAAGCTGTCTTGGATATAAACCACGGAGAGTTGGTGTCTTAATCAAAATTATATTATCATAAGGTTTAACCAACTCTCTGTAATTCTTATATATATCAAGCCAACCATTATATAACCACTGCTCAGCCTTAACCATAAAATATTCACCATAGGTTGTTTTACTGAGCTTGTAGTCTTTATAGAAATCAACCACCGAACAATTCTCAACGTTTTCGCATATTTGAGTAATCATACAGGCAATTATTTCATTCTGTGTTTTCTCAACATTACTGAGAACTGCTACTAGTGTTTCTGACATCTTACTCTATCTCCTTAACTACATTCCTTTCGTAAAGATGTAGACTGCCGGCAATATGAGTATATGTACCAATCTCAACCT